TCAGCAAGATTTGAGCTATCTGTCATTGCATTTATTCCGTCTAAAATATTATTAAATACACCCATTTTGAAAGCATCTTTTTCAACTGTGGTTTTTAAATTTTCGTATTCTTGACTAAAAACATTACCAGTTTTTGTTTTTGATAAAACTTTTGATTTTTGACCCAATTCGTAAGCTTCTTTCAATGCAAAATTATCAGCAGCCTGAGATAAAGCATCTGCATATTCATCGCCATTAACAGAATTTTTTAATAAATCTCTAAATTGATTTGCAATATTTTTTCTATTGCTGGCCTCTCTTGATGTTATTTTGCTTCTGTCTGTTGCTCTTTTTAACGCATAAGTAGTTCCATCTGCCGATCTTTTTATTTGATCTAAAAATGCTAGTGGTAGGTTTTTACTAACACCAACTATTTGTCCATTTTCGTTTTTTATTAAAAGATTTTTTAATGGTGGTATTCCAATTTCATCTGCTGTGCTTATACCTATACCAGGATTTTTATTAATTGTTTCTAATAAATAATTCTTTCTTGCTTTTTCGTATGCTTCTTTTATTACAGGAACTTCTAAATATTTATAAATATCCAAATTGTCAACCGCCCTGTTATTTTGGTATGCCACATCATACAAAGGACCTACTTTTTTTTGTATGGTTTCTGACAAACTGTCCACCCCACCCTCAAGATTTATTCCTTTTGTTTTAATAACTTTATTTGCTGAATTTTTCAAAGAACTGATAATTCTTGTCGATTGTATATTTGACACTCTGTCTTGCAATAAATCTTTTCCCTTTGCCTCAACACTTCCAGTTCCCCTTTCAACCAAAGTTTCTTTAATTTTTCCTCCAGGAATTTCTAAGTTCATTGCGCGAAGTTTTTTCCTAACAGCATCCCCACCGTAATCAGCGAGTATTTCAACAGGAGTAACACCCTCAAGTTTATCAGCTGAAATATTATTAGATATTTTTGATATTATTTGGTCAATGTCTATTTCATCTTGTAAAAAATCAGTACTAATGCTTTTGATTTGTTCTATTTCGTTTTTTGTAAAATTTACTTTTGCAGAATCTGGAGTAAATATTTTTTTATAAGTTTGTACTATGGGTTGTGAAAGCTTATTAAGAACATAGCCAGCTGCTTTTAGGGTTGGTGGAACTGATGCGCCCAACAATCCCCCCAATACAGCCCCTCCTGCCGCTTGTCCTGATAATGTTAATGGATCTGATTCTTGACTATAACCTACAGCACCAACAGCGCCTTGTGCGCCACCCATTTTTGCACCCTCAACCATTTTTTTTGTTAAAGAGGCTCCTGGTTTAGTCATACCACCAGCAAGCAATCTGCTGCTATCTAAAATTTGTTTTGCTCTAGCTGCTGTAGTACCTGTTGTTGCAGCAGTACCGCCTGGCCCTCCCAACAGGGTAGATGCCGCAATTGGTAAAACGCTGCCAGCAATGTTAGCTGCTATTGCTGACTTTGGGTACAATCTAGCATACTCTTCTAATTCTTTTCTTTCTTTTTCTTTTATCCTTGTGTATGTTTCGCCCAATTCTTGCTCTGTAAAAATTGTTTTTGGCAAATTAAAAGCTTCTGCTAGAGCAGCTTTTATTTCATCAGAAGTTCCTATGGTCAAGCCCTGTAAAGACTCTGCAAGCACACCTTGAGCTTGTTCTAAAGCAGACATAGAGCCAGATTGGGGTGAAATTTTTTGTTTACCAGCAGCAGCTTTTCTTAATTCTTTTTGTTGTTGTTCAGGACTTAACTCATCAAAATTATCTGGTACTTCTAAATCCCCATACTGTGCTGTTTTTTTTATCATTAGTCTAATACATCAATTGTTTCAAAATCTTGTGCTGTATATGTTTTTCCTAAATCCAAGCCTTCTGTATTTAATTCTAATCCAGAAAAAAGAAGTTCAGGACTTAGCCCTATTTGGTTATAAAAAATATCTGTACCGCCTCTGTAGTCATTGTAGTCTTTTATTAACCTGTCTACTGTTTGTCTTGCTAAATTTAAAATTTCTGCTTTAGTCTCTCCAGTAAAACCCTTTCCTTCAGCTTTATTAACAGCATTTTTAAAATTAGCTGCAAGACCTTGAAAATCTCCAAAAGTTCTTACCTCTCCCTCTTTTACAACAGAGTCGTCTAGTTGTTTTATAAACTTAACCATTAAAGCATAAGAAGCTGCACCACCTTCTGATTCAGCAGCATCCATTATTTGTTTAAAATTATCTACGCCAGATTTTACTGCGTTAAAAGTTTTTTGTTCATCTTTTCTTGATGATATTAATTGTTTTGTTAAATCTGTTGCAGTTGTTGGTTTTCCAAGTTCTAAAAATTTTATTCCTTGATCTGCAAATCCTTTTGATAAATATGATTTTCCAAGAGCTGTATAATATTCTTTGTTTGAAGCATAATCTTTTGCGGATATGTTTTTTGAAACATCTTTAAAAACTTGCATTTGTTCTTCTGCTTTTCTTTTTTCTTCTTCACCTTGTTGTATGGCTTTTCTTTGAGCTGCTCTAGCAGTTACATCCCTACCACCAAAAGCATCACTAAGTCTTGCAGAAAGCTCACGCATACCAAGATTTTTAGCAGCTTCTTTTTGTTGGTTGTATGCCATTAATTGTTGTGGATCTAGTTTAGATAATTCATCTTGTTTTAAAATATCAGCACCGCCAAGTCTTGAAACAAAGTTACCGCCCATGTTTTGTAGTTTTCCTATACTCATTTAATCACCTACCCAAAAAGTCCAAAAACACTAGATAAAATATCACCTGCACCAGCTTTTTCTGAATCTGTTTGTGTTGTGCTTATTAATGGTGTACCTAATCCTGCTTGTAATAAACTTAGCTGTTGTTGTGGATAACCAAGCGCTCTTTGGAACTCGCCCCTTTGTGCATCGATTGCTCTTTGCTGTAATGCTTGCTGTTGTGTTCCTGCTGCTCCTAGCAATCCCAATTGTTGTAATTGCTGTCCTTGTAAACCACCTAGCAAGCCTGCTCTTTGTTGTCTTGCCTGCATCTCTAATTGTGGCTGTGTTAATGCAGCTCTGCCAGCAATGTCTAAGCCACCTAATTGTCTTTGTTGCTGTAGTTGTGCTTGCTGCATACGTCTTTGCTGTCCAAGCTCTGCGCCAAAGATACCTGCTTGTTGACCAAGTTGCGCTTGTTGTAATGCACGTTGTTGCTGTTGCTCTGAGCCAAACATACCTAACTGTTGTTGTCTTGCTAAATCAGCTTGTGCTGCTGCTTGCGCCTGCTCAAAACCAGATTGTCTTAAACCAGCTGCTGTTCTAGCCATTTGCTCTGCGTAAGGTCTTTGTGATTCAGACTCTAATAATGCAGAACGTGAACCACCAAAAGCACCTGCTCTGATTGCTCTTTCTTGTGCGCCAGTTCTTGCTATGTCAGCTTGTCGCTGTATGTCACCCATTGCTAGATCTATGACTTGTTGTTGATACGGAGATTGATAAGCGCCTATGTCTTGGCTTAATAAACCTCTGAACTGCGGTGTAGATACTGGACCTATTTGAGCTGCACCTGGAGCTTGTGTTGCTTCTATGGTTGGTGCTTCAAAACCAGTGACAGGTTGTATGGTAGGCTTAAATTGATCTTGTGCCATACCTTGTAAGGCTTGTGTTGGGTCATAACCCATACCAGATTCAAACATACCTCTAGTAGCTTGAAATTGTCGTAGTTGATCTGGTGAAAAACCAGCAACCATTGGTCCTGTATAGGGTAAGAATGGTTGTTGTGATACACCTTTAGCCTTGGTAAAAAGCTCTTGAAATTGTGCTTGTTGCCATGCTGGCAATTCTTGCGATGTTTCTGTTCTGGTTTTTCCTTTACTCATAAGTCTTTTCTAATTAAATATTCTGTTTCAAATCCTAGATGTTTTATCTTTCTAATCCATCCTTTTCTGCCACCGCCGTAAAGCCTTTTTATGCCAGCTTTCTTAGCGAACTCTTCTATATAAGGCAGCATCTCTTCTAATTCTTCGTAATTACCACCACAAAATAAAAGGTTCATGGCTTTCACTTGTGGATATATTACAAATTCTGTTATGTATGCAGACTTTTTGCCTGGCCATAAATGGAATATTCCATTCCTTATTTTATCCTCTATGTCATCGATTGTATAGGAATCTTGATGTTTTACAGCTTTTGCTATATAAGGCTTACATCTTTCCCATTCAACTTCCCAAGGCTCTCTTTTAGCCTCTTGTATGTCTACTACTTTATTAGTCGCCTTTGCCATACTCAACAATACTTGCATAAACAGTTAAATTACCAGCACGATCTGCTTGTATCTTCACAACATCGCCTTGATGTAAGAACATACTTCTAGTTAAAAGCTCCTCTGTATCATAAGCAGTAATGTTATATTCTTTAAATATAGTGTAAGTAGTACCTGCATTATCTACTGTAAAGGTAATCTTAGTTTGCTGATTATCATGGTCACATACCAAGATAGATTCAATTACAGCACAAGTAAAGTCATCACCACTTGGAGCTGTATAAAATGTTGTTAAGTCTGTAGTTGTAAGTATGCTGTGCGCTACTTCTATTCTTTGTATATATTGTCTTTGTGAGGATAGATCCATTATCTTCTACCTCTGTTTCTTAAATTAAGTCTTATATTACCAACTTGGAAATCCTGTGTTGTGCTACCTGTTACAGTCATTTGTACTTGTCTTGCTGTAAACCTAGCATCGGTATATCCATCGCTTTCAAAGGTAAAACTACCAAAGTCTGTCTCGCTACCTAATGGGGTAAACTTACCTTTAAAACTTATTGTTACACCTGGTAATGTGTTTGCTTCTTCATCTGGAATAATCTGATTACATTGCACATAGTTATCACCATTACCTAATTCTATTGGACCGCTTGTGCAGAACGGCACATCACTATTTAAGTTTGGTGAGTTAGATAATGTTGTTGATTCGTGTTGGTAAATAAAACCAGATGAATCACCAGCTATAGGATAATCAAACGCACCTTGGTCAATCCAACAGCCTCTGTCCAATGAACCTATAGACCAAGTGTTTTCTAAGTAATTCCAGATTACATATTTGTTAG